ACGGCCAATGTGCTCACCACCTACACCGGCGCCGGGGTCATCACCCTGGACGAGGCCCGCGCCGCTATCGGACGGCCGCCCCTGCCCAAGGAACCGGGACCGGAACCGGGACCCCCCGAGACACCCGAACAAATCGCAGAGGGGGGCGCCCTGGACGCGCCCCCGGACGAGGTGAGCACCGATGCCGGAACTACTGATTGAGCGCGCCGCCCCGGCCCTGGAACCGGTCGGGGACGGGTGGACGGTGGAGGGAATCGCGGTGCCCTACGGCGCATTGCACCGGGTCACCGATGACGGCACCACCTACTACCGGGAAGGGTTCACCCCCGGGGCGTTCGGCCGGGACGTGGCCAAGGGCGGCCGGTGGGTCAATCTCATGTTGGGACACCACGGGGACGAGGGCGACCGGTTCCTAGGCCGGTGCGTCGGGTTGGCCGAGGAACCGGCCGGACTGCGCGCCACATTCCGCCTGGACCGCACCCACCCCCAAGCCGAGGCGGCCCGCGCCGGGGAACTCACCGGGTGGTCAGTCTCGGCCCGCGTCTACCGGTCACGCGCCGAGGGGCCGGGCGATGACCGCACCGTATGGCGCGAGGTGTGCGGCCTCTCTCACGTTGCGGCCACCGCGCAACCACAATATGCAGGCGCGGGGGTCCTCGTGGCCCGCGAACACACCGTGGTTAACGCCCCCTCGCCCACCCCGGTAAGGGACGCCCTGCGCGAATGGTTGGATTCGTTGCCGGACCGGCCCTAATGGCCACCATTCGGCACGCGCATTCCTCGTCCCTCTATTCCGAACACCCCAAAACGCTAGAGGACCAATTAAACCGGGCGATAAACGCCGAGAATCCCGATGCCACCACCCTGACCTATACCGAGGTGGGTTCCGCCGATAGGACCGCCGTATTAAAAAACGCGGACCCCGAGAATTGGGCCGCGTGGGTCCCGTCCCAATCGGACGTAGGCCTCATGTGGCACAAGGGCGAATTTCACCCGGTGTGGAAACAGGCGCACAAACTCACCGATAAAGTCTGGACGGACGGGAAAGGCCGCAAACACGAAACGTGGGCCGCCACCGCACTCCTGGAAACCTCGGCCGGTAAAACCGTATTCCTCTCGGTGTGCCACCTCCCGAGTCACGTGCAAAACGGCAACAAGTTTTACGATAATGCGCAGGCTAAGGCCTGGAAATCGGCGTGTTCCGGGTGGTCGAATTATTGGAACAACAAACGACAAAAGGACCACCCCGACGCCGCGCTAATCGTGGCCGATTGGAACGTGGACTTTTTTAGTAGCCATTGGCGGGACGTGGTGCAGTCCTATTTCCCGTCCATGTTTCTCGGGTGGAAAGGCCATATGCCCCCGGCCGGGAAAGGCACCCACGGGTCCCGGCTAATCGACGGCACCATGGCCACGGCCAAGGCCGCGAAATGCCAATTGCTCAAGGATGACAACTCATCCGACCACCGGCCCTATGGTGAGAAAATCCCATTGTGAATGCCACCGATTGGTCGATATTGACGGCCACCGGCGGCCTGGGGTCATTCGTGATCGGTTATTGGATGGGCCGCCGCGCGGGGGAGAAACGGGTATCTGATGACCCCGACACCCCGCCTATAGACGGGGGCAAACACCGGGCGTAGGTTCCCCGAATAGAACCGCCACCCGGTCCCGATTACCGGCCACCCCGTCCCGAACGGCCGCCCCGGAATAGGTGAACCGCCACCCGGTCGGACATATCCAACCGACCCACAAGGGGTGAGTTATGGGCGCCTATCTGGACCGCCTGAATTCGCAGTATGACGAAATCCGCGAGGGCATCGACGCGGTGATTAACCGCGCGGCCGACGAAAACCGGGAGGTTAACGAGGCCGAACAGGCGCAGGTTGACCGGGACCGGTCCCGACTCGGGGAACTCCAAACCGGTATCGAGCATTATTCGGCCCTGGAATCGCAGGCCGGGAAGGTGGCCGAGTTGCGCCGGACCCTGCCCGCCGCGCAGGCCACCCGGACCACCACGGAGCGTGAACCCGAATACGACATTGCGCGCGAGTTCCCGACCATTGGCGACTATGCCGTGACCATTCACCGGGCCATGGCCCTACGTGACCCGGCCGCCCGTGAGGCCCTGGAACGCGCCACCGCACACCAGACGTTGGCCGATAACCCGGGCATCGTGCCCCGGCCTGTCCTCGGCCCGGTCCTAAACAACATTGACGCGGCGCGGCCGTTTATCAATTCGATTAGCCGTAAGCCTCTCCCGGCGGGAACATTCGACCGGCCGACGATTACCCAACATGTGGCCGTGGATAAGCAGGCCGGAGAAAAGACCCTGACCGCGTCGCAGAAACTCGTTATCGGGAAGATTCCGGTACAGGCGGACACGTTCGCGGGCCATCTCAACATTTCCCGGCAGGACATTAAGTGGACCTCGCCCGGGATTATGCAAATTGTGTTCGAGGATTTCGCGGCCGTTTATGCCAACGCCACCGATAACGAGGCGTGCGAGGATTTCGCTACCTCCGTTACCAACACGGCCCCCATTGACACGTGGGACGCAGACGGAATCTTTGGGGCCATCTACGCGGGGGCGGAAAACACCCTGGGGTCTAGTAACGCCCTGCCGGATACCTTGTGGGTTTCCCCGGACGTGTGGGGCCGCCTCGGGTCCCTGCAAATGCCCATGGGCGGCCCGCTATTCCCCGGGATCAACCCGAGTGCCACCACGGGCGGTTCCCCGGGCGGATTCGGATTCGTGGTGGACCGGAATTTCCCGGCAGGCACCATGATTCAGGGGCCGTCTAGGTACGCCGAATGGTATGAGGACGTTGACGGCCTCATGCAGGTGGGCGAACCGGACGTGTTGGGGCAGTTGGTCGGGTACGCCGGTTATGGGGCATTTGTGAATGTCCTGCCCGACGCCTACACCAAGTTTACGGTTCCCGCCCCGGTGTAAAACGATGACCACCACACCGCCCCCGGACACCCTGGACCTGGAAACAGTCCGGGCCTATATCAAGGTGCCCGCCACAAACCTTTCCGACGAGGATTTACAAAGGATGGTTGACGGTTGTTCCGCCGACCAATGGGCGCGGTGTGTGTGGGACCCGGCCGCCTATCCCGAGGGGTTGGCCCTCGCGCTACTGCGCCGCGTGCAACGCGAGGTAGCCGCGCGAAACCTGCCCCTCGGAATGGTCGGCCTGGACGCGGCCGAATACGGCCCAACCCGGTTGCCGCAATTGGATGCCCTCGTGGATGAACACGAGAGGGCATTTCGCCGGGTGGTCCTCGCGTGAGTCTGGCGAGGCCCTACACGGCCGAGGACACCACGGCGCGGCCCGGCGCTACCCGGGCCGCGATTGTGGACGCCCTAGGGGCCATTCCGGGCCTCGTGGCCACCACCTCGGCACCCGACCAAGCCACCGCCGGGGCCGCGTGGCCGAGGTGGATTCAAACCACCTATGACGGCCACCTCTGCACCCTGGCCAAATCGGCCTATGACGTGTTGGTGACCCTGCCCGCCGACTACGCCGCCGCCACCGTGGACGAGGGGGACGCCTACCGGGACACGGTGGGCCTTGCCCTGGTCCGGTTGGGCCGGGTGGCCTACGTAGAACCCGTTTCGATTTCCTTTCAGGACCGCCAAACAATGCCGGGCCTGCGATTCCGTCTAGAAATCTGAGGTGCCGATATGACCGTTACCCCGCCCGAACCCGACACGTGGCCACTAGGCCCCGGCACCCTGTCAATCGGGTTGACCGGTACGCCTGTTGACGTGTCCTGCCTCGTCAATAACGCCGTGGTTGCCGCCGATAAAAATCAGGGCGACTCCACCACGAAACTCTGTGGCACGGTAAAGCCGGGCGCCGTGACCTATGACTACACACTCGGCGGGAATATCGACACCGATATTGCCGAGGAATCCGGGTTTTTCGCCCTGACGCAGGAACAGGCCGGAAAGGAATTGGACTACACGTTCACGCCCAACACCGAGGCCGGGACCACGGCCGCCGGGACCCTGATTGTGGACCCCTTGGATTTCGGGGGTGACACCTCGGGCGAAACCATGGTGAGTGATTTTGAATTCGCCCTGGTCGGCCAACCGACCTACACCTACGGCGTGCCCGACGCGGCCGGATTCGCGGCCGAGGATAACGACGAAACGGAATCGGAATCGCAGGTGGCATGACCGAGTTACGCACCGAGGTAGAGGGGGCGGCCGAGTTACAGGCGTCCCTTAGCCGGGTGGCGGCCAACCTGGACGACCTCCCGGCCGCCGGGGAGAAGGGCGGCCGGGAGGTGCAACACAGGGCGCAGTCGGCCGCGCCGGTCCGCACCGGCGCCCTAGCCCGGTCGATTCGGGCCGAGGCCACCGGTAACGAAATCACGGTGGGAACCCCGGTGCGTTATGCCGCATTTCAGGAATACGGGACCGTGCACACCCCGGCCGCGCCATATCTACGCCCCGCCCTGGAAGCCTCCACTAAAACAATTGTGGACGCCTACACGGGCGAAATCGAAAATCTATTGGAAACGGTCAGGGGGGCATAACCGTGGGTGACGTCAAATTGGTGGCGCCTCGGGTTCGGGTAATCCGGGACGGACAGGAACCGCTAGAGGTGCAATGCGATAACCGGGACCTCGTGGGATATGAAAAGACCCGGCTACGGCGGAAACCACCGTGGCCCCCATTCGACCAAGCGCCGTTCCAATGGCTCACCTTTATTTCGTGGTCGGCCGCGCGCCGGTCCGGTGCCATTGACCCGAGTCACACATTCGAACGGTGGGAATCCGAGGTGTTATCGGTGGCCGACACCTCGGCCGATGACACCACCGAGGTAGACACCGAATTAGGCCGCCCTACCCTGCCGGGTCCCGATCCCGGCTAATAGTCGAAATTGCCGTGGCCACCCAAACCGCCCCGGCCGATTGGTGGTCCGAAACCGATGAGGTATTAGCCACCGTATTAGACGTATTGGAACGAAATGCCCGGGAGGTGAAAAAGGCACGTGGCCGCAAGCGTTGACCTTGTTATCCGGGTTATTACCGACACGAAAAAGGCATCCTCCGATATCTCGTCCGCCGGTAGTAGCGTCACGGGTTTTGCCGCCGGGGTTAAAAAGGCCGCCGTTCCCGCCGCTATCGCCCTGGCCGGAATTGCCGCCGGGGCCGCCACCGCCGCCGCCTCGGCTAGCCGCACCGAACAGGCCATGGGTGGCATTGATTCGGTGTTCGGGAAGTCTGCCGGGCAAATGAAGAAATGGTCCGACCAAGCCGCCGAGTCGGCCGGGTTGGCCAAATCCGAATACGGCGAGTTGGCCACGGTTATTGGGTCCCAACTTAAAAATGCCGGGTTGCCTATGACCAAGGTGGCCGACCAGACCAACGCGCTAATTCAAAAGGGCGCCGATTTGTCGGCCATGTTCGGGGGGACGGCCGCCGACGCGGTTTCGGCCCTATCCTCGGTGCTCAAGGGCGAAACAGACCCGATTGAGGCCTACGGGGTATCAATCAAACAGGCCGATATCGCGGCCCAAAAGGCCAAGGATGGCACCGACAAACTCACCGGGGCCGCCGGGAAACAGGCTACGGCCATGGCCGCCCTGAAATTGGTCAATGAGCAGACCGCCGACGCCACCGGCAAGTTCGCCTCGGAATCGGATACGGCCGCCGGGTCTGCGCAGATTACGCAGGCCAAAATGGAGAATCTGAAATCGCAAATGGGCACCGCCCTATTGCCGGTCCTGGCCGCGTTAACGACCGCCTTTGGTGTGGTGTTCGGATTTATGGCCAAACACACCACCACGTTTCAAATCCTGGCCGGTGTTATCGCGGTGGTGGCCGCCGCTATTCTCGTCCTTAATGTGGCCCTATCGGTTATGGCTATCGCGGAAGCGGTCGCGCTAGCCCCGATTATCCTTATCGTTATTGCCATTGCCGCCCTCGTGGCGATTGTCATTATCGTCATTAAGAATTTCGACACGCTCAAGGCCGCCGCGTTTGCCGTGTGGGGCGCCATCCAATCGGCGTTCCAATCGGTGGTTAGTTTTGTTTCCTCGGCCGCCTCCACCGTGGCCGGGGTTTGGACGGCCGCCTGGGACACCATTACGTCGGCCGTAGCGACGGCCCTTAGTTGGATCCGGTCTAATTGGCCCAAGATTGTTGCCATTCTGGCCGGGCCTATCGGTATCGCGGTGGGCCTTATCGTCTCCCATTGGAGCCAGATTAAATCGGCCGCCCAAAGCGCATTCGACCTGATTAGGTCCGCTATTAGCGGGGTGTCTAATGCCCTCGACACCATGATTGGGTGGATTGGGCGCATTAGGATTCCGGGCAATTTAGATAACCCATTCGACCTCATGAAAACGGCCATCGGCCACGTGTCTAGTGCAATTGACACCATGATTGGGTGGATTGCGAAAATTGCTATTCCGGCAATGTCCGGGCCTTTCGACACGCTAAAGACTGCCGTTAACAGCGTCATTACGGCCGTGCAATCCCTCATCGGATGGCTAGGCAAAATCCATGTGCCGAACATTCACCTTCCCCATATCCCCGGCACCGGCAGGGCCGCCGCGCCTGCCCTTGCCGGGGTGGCCGCCCCCCGGGTTATGAGTCGGGGGGCCGCCACCACCTCGGCCGCCTCGGGCGCAGTCAATATCTACGTGACCGGCGCCATTGACCCCGAGGCCACCGCCCGGCAGATTCGGCGGATCCTGGCCGGGCATGACCGGCGCGTGGGGTTGGTGACCTCGTGATTGGAACCCACGTGGTCACCTGCGCCGGGGTGGATATCACGTGCCTTTTGGATGAGGCGTCGATTGTGCACGGCCGTGCCGATGCGGCCTCCCAACCCGACGCCTCGGCCGCCACCTTGGCAATCACGGTCGGCCCCGGCGCGCCCCTGCCGCCCGAGGTGGACATAGGCGCGCCCCTCACGGTGGACACGGTCCTAGAGGGGGTCACCTCGCGCCGGTTCACCGGGCGGATCACTGACGTTTCGATTGGGTGGGATGACGCGGGACCGAACACGCCCGAGGCCGGAATTGGGCAGGTGGTGGCCGTGTCAATCCTGGCCGACTACGCCCGCCGGGTGGTCGGGGATGAGCCATTCCCGCAGGAACTAGACGGGGCACGGGTGGCACGGGTGTTCGCCCTGGCCGGGTTGGTCCTAGACGGGTTCACCTCGGACCCGGGACACGTACAGGTCATCCCCCGGGACATAGACGCCCGGGCCGCGCTAGAGGTGGCCCAAGGCACCGCCGATTCCGCCGGGGGCCTCGTGTGGGAAACCCGGGACGGGGATATCCGGTACGCCGATGCGGAACACCGCCGGGGGGCCAACGTGGTCCTAGACCTGGACGCCTGCGACATTCTCGTGACCCCCACGTGGTCCCGCACCCTGGCCGGGATGGTGAACGAAATCACCATGGGCTATGGAGTGACCCCCGACGAGGGTGGAGTGGCGCCCGTTTACCACGCCGTGAATCAGGCTAGCCGGGACGAATGGGGCCGTTACGGCTACTCGGTGACCACCGAGTTAGCCACCGAGGATGACGCCTTTCAGGCCGCCTCGCTCATCCTCGCGCAGAATGCCGGGCCGGTGTGGATGCTAGATGCGCTACCGGTGGACGTACGCGGCCTAACCCTGGCCGAAACTCACGCCCTGTTGGCCCTTGACGTGCACGCCCTGATTCGGGTTAGCGGCCTGCCGTTCACCGGGTCCGCGCCCACCTCGGTAGGTGCGTGGGTGGAGGGGTGGACCGAACGCCTCGCGTGGGGCGCGCATGACTTGGAATTGACCGTGTCGGATTATTGCCGAACGGTCCCGCCGTACCGGTGGAACGACGTACCGGCGGCCACCACCTGGGACACCGTGACCGGCACGTGGGATGAGTGGGTCTGCCTCGGTGGGCCGGTGGCGAACCGGGGCCTATGGGATGACGTGCCCGTAACTACCCGGTGGGACGCGGTGGATCCCGCGTTGGCTTGGGATGAGGCGGTGGTGGTGCCGTGACCCCGCCCCTGTCCCTGCCCTCACCCACCAAACAACCCGGCCCCACCGGTGCCAAGGGCGAGGCGGGCGCCCAAGGTCCCAAGGGCGACCCGGGCGACCCCGGCGCCCAAGGTCCCAAGGGGGACACGGGAACCGCAGGCGCACCGGGCGCCGCAGGCGCGCAAGGGCCTAAGGGCGACACCGGCGCGACGGGTGCCCCGGGCGCCGCCGGTAGCCAAGGCCCCAAGGGGGACCCCGGCACCCCGGGCGCGACCGGATCGCAAGGACCCAAGGGGGACACCGGCGCGACGGGGCCACAAGGTCCCCAAGGCCCACAAGGGGTGTCGGGCGCCGGGACGTTCCTCGCGGGGGTCGGGGCGCCCGCCGCCGGGGCCGGGACCGATGGCGCCATGTACCTGGACACGGCCTCGGGGAAGTTTTACGGCCCTAAAGCGGCCGGGGCGTGGCCCGCCACCCCGATAGGCACGCTACTAACGCCCACCGCCACGTGGGGATAAGGAGAAACAGACATGGGCAGCACTACCCCGGTATTTGCATTCCCGTACCCGGTGGGAACCGACCGGGTCACCGATGGCGATAACGCAATTCAGGCCCTGGCCGAGAAAATGGAGGCCGTTAAAGGGGTCAAAACGGCATTGGTGGCCGGGGGCGGAACAGCCGGGCAGGACGCCGACGGAATTTGTGTGTACCGCCTCCCCGGTCAATGCCTATTGCGCATGTTCCTCAACAATGTGGGTGCCATCGGCGCCAACGTGGTTATTGCCACCCTGCCCGCCGGGTTGCGTCCCGCTATCCGGTGTTTTGGAAATGCCGCCACCCTGTCCCCCTCGGCCGGGATTATCCCTATCGACATTCAAACCGATGGAACTATCCGGTTGGGTTTGGGTATCGGCGCAGGTGGGATTTGGGGCGGAATGATCCCGTATCCGCTTCCCTGAAATGAGAGGAACAACTAATGGCACACCGTAAGGAACGTAGCGAGGAATCCACCGAGGTAACCGAGGTGACCGAATCCGAGGCGCCGCCCGAGGTGCCCGAACAGGACCCCGAGGCCCCGGCCCCGAGTGACCCGGCCGACCCCGACGCGCCCGAGGCGCCCGAGGCGCCCGAGGGCAACGAGTCGGCCGCCGCCGGTCGGGTGCGCCCCGACGCCGAGGGGGACGACTCGGCCGAGGAACGCGCCGAGTAGGCCCATGAACCCCGTACCGGACCACCCCACGGTGGACACCCCCTATGGGCGCCGGGGGCCGTATTGGTCATGTGACGAGGATGCGGCCGGTAACGGGATCCATACGGGGGTGGACTATTCGGCCCCGGCCGGTGCCCGGGTGGTTGCCGCCCGGCCGGGGACCCTGGCGCATTGCAACCACGGGGGCGCGTTCGGGTCACATCAGGTGGAGGTGCGGTGCGCCGATGGCACCCGGGATTTCTACGCACATATGCGGTTCCGGGTGGCGCCCGGGCCGGTAGAGGCGGGCGACAAAATCGGGGAGGTGGGATCCGAGGGCAATGCCACCGGGCCACACCTCCATTTCGAACGGCACGGGACCACCACCGGGGGGTGGTCCTGCGCCGTGGTGCGGGACCCGGCGCCCTCAATCGCTTGGGAGGATGACGAAATGAACGAATCCGATTGGGACCGGTTCCGGGCCATCGTGGCCGATGAGGTGGACCGGGTTTGGTCTGACTCCATGTTGGTGACGCAACCGGGATCCGGGCAGGACACGGCCAAGGCCCGGCAACAGGTGTTGCGCGAGTTATGGCAGAAAGTCACGAGGGCCACGTAATGGGCGGCCCGGGATCCGGCCGCCGGACCGGCCGCCGGGTGGGTGGCAAATGGGCGCGGGAACTAGAGGGCGATCCGCGCAACCTCCCGGCGGGGGATGAGGGGGGCCTATCTCGGGTGTCCCTGGAACCGTGGATGGCCCGATGCCTAGCGGTGGGCGAGGTGGACACCGCCGAGGCAATCCGGGTGGAACTCGCGGGCCGGACGTGGCAATGGACCAACCCGTATGAGGCCGAGGCGCCCTAGGGTGGGGCCATGCCACCCCCCACGGATGAGGCCCAATGGGTCACGGTCAAACTCCCCGGCGAAACGTTCCGGCTACAGACACGGGACGGCCTCATCGTGGACGCGGAACCGGGCGCCCAATGGGCCATCGGCAAACCGGCGATAACGGTCCTGGACTACTTCCACCGCATGGGCGCAAGGATCACCCCGTGACCCGGCGCCTCGGTCCTCTAGCGTGG